CCGTGGTCGCTGCACCTGGAGGCTTATGCCGCCTACTGCAAGAAGTGGGCGCCCCAGCCAGCACTGATCGACCTTGAAGGCAGGAATTGCCGAGGCGGCTTCCACGTTGGCGAGTTGGACGAGTTCGTCCCCGGCTGGCGGGATCGTGTCGCCGCAGCACCGCAGCAGCCCGCGCAGCAGGCAGTGCCGAACGCTTGCGCCGAGTGCGGGCGTGGCGAGGTCATCAACGGCAAGTGCGACAGGTGCGGTGCGCTGCCTCCAGCAGCGAAGGGGGCGCAATGAGCATTCTGCGCCTGTTGGTTGCGCTGGCCGCGCACGGCTTCTATCGCTGGGCCCAGCACGAGATCCAGCCCACGCACCCAGACGTGGAACGTGTGCTGCACCGCGAGCTGTACTGGCGCGAGCGCGTCGCCGCCTGCTGGCTCGCCCTCGGCGTCACGCCGGAGACCGAGCCGCTGCACCCGCACGACCGCATCGTGCTGGCCGGCTGCGCGCTGTCGGTGCCGGTGATCGCCGCTGCCATGCTGGGGTTCATCTGATGCCGACCGCAACAGGGATGCGCTGCTGGGAGTGCGGCGCGCCGACTCGGGTGGACGAGACGCGTGAGCAGGTCGACGGCGCAGTGCGCCGGCGGCGGGTGTGCACCACCACCCCGGTGCACCGCTTCACCACGGTGGAATTGACAGCCGATGAGTACGTGAAGCTGGCCGGCAAGTACATGGCCGCGGTGCCGCGGTGGAACAAGCAAAAGGGTGGTTATGCGTGAGCGAGACATCGAGCAGCACCTGGTGCGCAGGGTCAAGGAGCTGGGCGGCGAGGTGCGCAAGGTGCAGTGGATCGGCCGCCGCGGTGCGCCGGATCGGGTGGTGATGCTGCCGCCCCGACTGCCGCAGGGTGCGGGGCACTGGACCGATACCGCGATCTGGGTCGAGCTCAAGGCCCCCGGGGTCAAGCCCGAGACGCACCAGCTGCGCGAGCACGACCGCCTGCGTGCGATGGGTCAGCGGGTGGTGGTGATCGACAGCATCGAGGGCGTGGAGGCGCTGCTGGCATGACCCCGACGTCCACGACCAAGCAGCGCGTGAACAACAAGCGCAACTTGGTGCGCCTGCTCGAGGGCATGCTCACCGGCACGCGCACCAACGCCGAACTGGCCGACTACACCGGCATGCACTACCACACCGTCATCGAGTTCACCGCCGCGATGCGCAAGGCCGGCGTGGCCCACGTCGCTGGCTGGCGCAAGGACAGCCGCGGCATGGACCGCACCGCAGTCCTGCAGCTCGGGCCGGGCCTGGACGCCCCCCGCCGGCGGCTCACCGACTCGCAGCGCACCGCCGCCTACGTCGCGCGCAAGCGTGCGGCAGCCGAGGCCGCTGAACCCCTGAGCAACACCGGCCGGCCGCTGGTGCCCAACCCTACCCTGGAGAACTGGCTGCGATGATCGTGCGCGAGTACACCCCCCACCCGTTCGCGCCGCTGGCCATGGAACACCTGACGCGCCAGCCGCGCAGCGCCCTATGGGCCAAGCCCGGCGTGGGCAAGACGGTCCTGAGCCTGACCTATCTGGACATCCTGCACCGCGTCGCGGGCGAGGACGCGCCGACCCTGGTGCTGGCGCCGCTGCGCGTGGCGCGCGACGGCTGGGCCATCGAAGCCGGCAAGTGGCGCCACCTGCAAGGGCTGGACGTCGTGCCGATCACGGGCACGTTCGAGGAGCGCGAGGCGGCGCTGCGCCGCGACGCGCCGGTCTACACGATCAATTACGAGAACCTGGTGTGGCTGGCCGAGTGGCTTGAACACAAGGGCCGGGCCTGGCCGTTTCGCACCGTGATCGCCGACGAGGCGACCAAGCTCAAGGGCTTCCGTGTCCAGCAGGGCACGGTGCGCACGCAGGTGCTCGGGCGCGTGGCGCACAAGCAGGTGCGCCGGTGGGTCAATCTCACCGGCACACCGGCGCCCAACGGCCTCAAAGACCTGTGGGGGCAGACCTGGTTTCTGGACGCCGGCCAGCGCCTGGGGCGCACGTACAGCGCCTTCGAGGAGCGGTGGTTCGGTTACAAGCGGATCAAGGACGCGATCAGCAAGAAACCCGGCGTGGTGCCCATCATCATGCCCGGGGCCGACGAGCAGATCCACGAGAAGCTGCGCGACATCTGCCTGTCGCTGGATCCCAAGGACTGGTTTGACCTGCGCGAGCCGATCGTCAACGTCGTGGAGGTGGAACTGCCGGCCAGCGCGCGCAAGACCTATCGCGCGCTCGAGCGCGAGCTGTTCGCCGAGCTGGGCGAGTTCGAGGTGGAGGTGTTCAACGCCGCAGCACTGACCAACAAGTGCCTGCAGCTGGCCAACGGCGCCGTGTACCTGGATCCGAACCGCTACGCCCCGGTCGACGGTGAGCCACAGGCGATCGAGGTGCATTTCGAGAAGCTGGACGCGCTGGCCGAGCTGATGGACGAGACCGGCGACGACCCGCTGCTGGTGTGCTACCAGTTTCGCAGCGACCTGGCGCGCATCCGGCGCCAGTTCCCCGAGGCGCTGGTGCTGTCCGAGCAGCGCGACCTCGAGCGCGCCAAGCGCGGCGAGGGCAAGCTGTGGCTGGCCCACCCGGCCAGCCTCGGCCACGGCGTGGATGGCCTGCAGGAGCACTGCAACCAAGTGGTGTTCTTCGCACAGGACTGGAACCTGGAGAACCATGACCAGGTGCTCGAGCGCGTGGGCCCCATGCGCCAGCTCCAGGCCGGCAAGGACCGGCCGGTGTTCCTGCACTACATCGTGGCACGCAAGACCCTGGACGAGGCGGTGATGGCGCGACGCGCCGGCAAGCGCAGCGTGCAGGATACCCTGATGGCTTACATGAGAGGAGAAACCTGATGCCTGCAATCATCGTCGAGCAGCGCGAGTTCGTGCGCTTCGCCCCCACCACCGGCTCGCCGCTGACCGCCAGCGACACGCCACCCGACGGCTGGCGCTACCCAGGCGCCGTGTGGCTGTTCGACCCGTGGACCGGCAACGAGCGCCCGCACAAGGATGTCATGGCCGACCCGCAGGGGCGCCTGATCGTGCCGTTCACCCTGCCCGGCAAGCCCGGCCCGGTCGAGGTGGTGCAAGAGCAGCCCGCCGCGGCGCTGGGCGCCGCGTTGGCCGCCGGGTTGGAGGCGCAGCAAACCGACATCGACGCCACGCTGAGCGAGCGGGGCGCGCGATACGGCAAGTTCAAGGACCACGCGGTGATCGCCCAGCGCATGAAAGACGAGATGCGCCGCACCGATGGGTGGCACCGGCTCGGGGCCAGCGGCCGCGAGGCGCTGGAGATGGTCGTGCACAAGATCGCGCGCATCCTCAACGGTGACCCCACCTACGCCGACAGCTGGGTGGACATCGCCGGTTACGCCAAGCTGGTCGCCGACGAGGTGCAGGGCGTCGTGCGCTAGGTCAGGGCTGCCCGGGCCTGGCAGCGCGCCACCAGCCCCGGCAGCACCCGGCCGGCGGCCCGGTTCCAGCGCAGATGTTGCTCACGCGCCGCCGGCCAGTCCTGCGCGTTCACCTTGCGGCGCAGCGTGCTGGCGGCCAGCTGACCCTCGCCGAGGTTGAACGCGAAGTCCACCAGCGCCGCCAGCCGGTCGGAGCTGTCCGCGCCCGGGCACAGGCGCTGCGTGGCCGGCAGGAACCGGCGCAGGATCTGGTGCGTGAGCAGCGCCTCGGCGCGCTCCGGCGCGATGGCCGGGTCGGTGAGCTTGACGCGCCGGCCGTCCTCGTAGGTGGTGGCCCCGTAGCCGATCGTCGGCACGCCGGCGGGGCACAGGTAGGGCCGCAGCCGCAGCCCCTCGAAGCGGCGCACCAAGCGCTTGACCGCCTCGAGCAGCGCCAGCAGCTCGGGGCTCACTTGCGGCCCGACTTGGCCAGCGTGCGATCGGCCAGGAACAGCCCCAGCGCCGCGTTGCACACGGCCAGCGTCGCGTCAGGCAGGGTGATCGACTTGACGCAGGCGTCGACCGTGAGCATAACCACCGCCCAGGTGGCCACGCCAGGGCGGATCGCCGCGTTCCATGCGTCGATCAACCGCACGCCGGTATGCACCGTGGTCGCGCGCACGCCCTCCAGGAACGTCATGGCGTCGATCTCGGCCAGGTTGGCTTGGCTGCGCACCTCGATCTCGCGGATCCCGAGCTCGTGGGTCAGCCGGGTGTTGGCCAGGTTGCGCTCATGCTGCGCGGCGGCGAAACGCTCCTGCGCCTCCAGCCGCTCGAGCTCCTGCTCGTGCTCCAGTTTCTTGTTCTTCCAGGCCGAGACCTCGCCCCAGATCATGCGGAACGCTGCGCCGCCCAGGAACTGCAGCAGTGGCCCGCCGAGGAAGGCGAGCAGGGCCTCGATCACGACTTGACCTCGCGCGCCGCAGCGCCCGGGTCCATGCGGAACCGCTTGAGCCACATGCTGCCGGCACCGACCGCGGACCAGCCGACCGCGCCCAGCGCGCCGTTGACGGCCACCTGGTGCTCGCGCTTGCTCGGGTCGATGAACGCGAGCCAGCCTACGGTGGTCAGCCAGTCCATGACCACGCCGCCCCACAGGTAGCAGCCGGCCATGGCCACGAACACGCGCAGGAACAGCTCGCGCCGGCTCGCCGGCAGGTCCACCGCCACCATGATCGCCGCCCCCACACCGGCGGGCAGGAACTTGTACAGCAGCGCTGCAACCGGGCCGCTCGGGTCGGGGGTCAGGTCGTTCATCTTCATGGGCTTTCAGACAGCCGGTGCGGCCGGTTTCCACACCAGCTCGACCCACGACGCATAGATCAGGCAGCCGTTGCCGCCGTTGCCGAACGTCTGCTGACCGAGCTGCTTGTACTGCTTGCCCGCGATCAGGCTGTTCAGGACGGTCGTGATGTCGACCATTCCCACCCGCGGCTTGGCGTAGACCTCGCCCTGCTGGCGGATCGCGGCCACCTCCACCAGGTTGCTGGGGCCGCTGTCGCAGTGCACCAGCCGCACGCCGGTGGGGCTGGCCGGGTCCGAGACCTGGGGGTTCCACACCAAGAACCAG